CGTTTCATCATCACCTTTAAATGGATGTTTATAGATATTCATCTTATCATGGTTGGCAATAGGTGGTTTGAAAGCCAACTGCTGTAATTTTTGACCAGAGATAAGTGTATTTGAAGAACCTAAGAATTCAGTTTCAAACTCCTGTCTAAATTGCCTTTCAGAAGTATTCTTGATTGTTTCTTCTTTCCAATTTTCATCCCGGCCTGGCACCATCGACCAATGAACTTCAAATGGTGTATAATTATTGTTCTTATTGACCGCATCAGTCCAAATCTTGTAAAACAAATTCATACCATTTGGTGTAGAAACAATAATAATCTTTGTTTTAGTACCGGCAGTAATAACAGGATAGACAGAGGTAAAGAATTCTGTGGCAATATTAGATGGTACGAAAGCAAACTCATCTAAGAATACAATATTAAACGAACCAGAACGAGCCGCTGAACTTGATGTAGAAGATGCCACGATGACTGAACCATTCTCCAATTCTACACGACCTTTGTTCCATTCAACGACACCTTGTTGTAACCACATAGGTAGATTCTCATAAGCCAACTGTAACTTACCTAAAATACCACGAGCAGTCTCACCTCGGTTGGCGAGAACTGCTACAGATTGTGAGTCTTGAAATAGTATCGTCCAGAGAAGATAGGCGACTGTTGTGGTGGTTTTACCGACCTGACGAGGACATTTCATGATAGTAAAACGATTCTCATGGAACGTCTTAATCATTTCTTCCTGAAAGTCATACATTTTAAATTCAGTTACACCTTCATCAAGTGTAATAATCTTAATGTATTTTGAAAAATATAATGGGTCTTTCCGACACTTGATGTATTCTTCTACCTGTTCTTCGGAGAAGTTTACAGTAATTCCCACTCTTTTGAGTAAAGGATTATCCCGATACGACTCTTTTTTTTGTATTGCCATTAGTCTTTACTTTTTAATAACTTACTCAATTCAGATGTTGAACCTACAAAGATAGCTTTATCAATATTGGTTGTGGTAGTTTCTTTTTTGACACCAGAAATATCTCTCATTTCTTTTTGTATCCTCAGAAGCCTATCATTGGCCTCTGTCATGTTCTTTAATAATGTGGCATACACTTCAAAGGCTCTTGGGTGCTGGCCTGCTTTGGCAATCTCAAATATCTCATACATGGCTTCTTGGCCTTGGTCTATGATGCCTTGAAGATTTTCTTTTGATTGTTGATAGGCATCCGTTAAATCGGAATCTATATCAGGTTGTTTGTAGTGTGTAGGTAAAGATTGTTTCTTTGGAGATGGTTCTGGTTCACCAATAGGAGTCACATCAAACACTTCACTCAAATTTTTATCAAGGTTATTCATAGTTTAATATCCAAATCTTGCTTTATATGTTGCGTGTAAAGATTGTATGTCAGCCAAAGCTAACAAACCATTATATACTTTAACAAATGCGATATTACCTGATTGAACTTCAGTACCAGCTGAACGACTAAACAATCTTAGTTGATTAAAACCACCTCCGGCAGCATTTGATACTGAATAAGCTGCTGATGTTGGTGCAGTAGTTGTTGAAGTATATAGACTACCTGTGCTTGTTGAAGTATTCCATGTGGCAAAATCTAAATGCCAAACAGTATCAGCTCCAGATGATGGTAAATTAACAGAATAATTTGGATAAAAAGTATTTACGAATCCGTTATAAGCACCCATCAACCAGTCTTTACTTGCCTCACTTTGAGTGTTTAACAATCTACCTGCTGATGTTGCGGATATTTTGTATGCCATGAATACAGTATAACTTTGTGCAGTAACATAATTTGGACCGCCATAGATATAATCTGTTCCTGTAGAGTTTGACTTGGCAAATGTTCCTCCATTGGCACTATTCCAAGTTAAAGAAGTACCAGCATTTGATGTTAAGGTATAAGTTCCGGTGGCATCTTTTGATACACCACTAGTTGGCACAGCAGAAAAATTTGCTGCATCCAAATCATAAACCAATGTTGCTGAAAAAGCCGCAGCAGCAACAGTAGTTTGTTGAACATTACTAGCCATCATGGCCATCATACCACTCATTACGAAACTCCTGTACCGTTAATAAACCATGTGTTTGCTGCAACTTGAATTAGTGAAGCCATGCCATATGTAGTAACATTTCTTGAAGCGCTTGTTGTATTACCGGCAAGATACATTGATACACCTGTGTTCGGTGATACAGTTACGTTGGCACTTGAAGATGTTCTAGAAATAATCATTATGGTTGAACCATTTGAAAATGTCACATTAGATGTTGTAGGAATATACAATATTGTGTTTGTAGATTGTGTGTAGTAAATGTGTTTACCAGCATCAGTTAATTGTAATGTGTAATTTACTGTCTGAGCATTTTGTGGAACTGTTTGTGCAGCTGCCGTAATGTTTGTATTTTGAGTTGCATCAGTACCTTCAATGATGGTCATTCTAGCATTTTGGCTAGTATCTGTACCTTGAATAATGGTAATAGCCGTATTGCTGTAATCTATTCTAGCATTTTGGCTAGTATCTGTACCTTGAATAATGGTAATAGCGGTGTTACTATAGTCTATTCTAGTATTTTGGCTAGCATTGACACCTTCAATAATGGTCATCCTAGCATTTTGGCTAGTGTCAGTACCTTGAATGATTGTTATGGCAGCATTACTATAATCTAATCTTACGTTTTGACTAACATTTACACCTTGAAGTATTACGATATTATTAGTTGCTGTGTTAGCTGTTGTTCTAGCCAAAGTATCTACAGAAGCAGCAGATAATGTATTTGCAAAACTAAATGCGGCATTTGCTAAAACTGTGGCAGTATTTGCTTGATTATAAGCAAGTGTAATATTTGTTGCTAAAGTTTGTGTAAACGCATAATTAATATTGGCAGAATCAAATGCTGCACGAGCTAATACATTGGCTGCATTAGCCTGTAAAAAGGCAGAGTTAGCCAAAACAATAGCTGTATTAGTATATTTTTCTGTAGCTAATCTACTACCACCTAATGTTTGGCCGTCATGTACAGTCAAGGTATCATTAGTATAATCTACAATGATTTCACCATTGGCCCCAACAATTTGACCTAAATGTGTATTAGCTAATCTTTTGAATTGTAATGTTCGTGACATTTTTGAATACCTTTATTGTAAATCTGTTATGTTTTCTAGTTCTGTTTCTAAATTGTCTATACCAAATACATTGGCCTGTAAATCGCCAGCAAATCCAGCATCTGTTGTAACTACTGTTGTATTGATATCAGGAATTTCATTGATAGTTGTGGTAGTTGTATATAGTGTATTACCATTAGCATCAGTTGGTTTAGGTACCAGAACAATTTGTGCAAGATTTTTAGGTGCCAATTGATATGATACAAACGAATAATTTGATAATGTCTTAAATCCTATAATAGGTAAGTTAGATATAAAGTTACCATTAATTTCGGTTAAATGTAATACATTATCATTCCATGAACTAACTCTGGCTGTTGCTGTAACCTGTGTTGGAGAATAACCTTGATATACTGTTTCTCCAATCTGATAAGTTCCAACACCTTCTTCACCCATATTAAATGCAACAACATCAGATGTATGTATGGTGCTTAATATATTTGTAATTGAGTTTCTAATTAAACCAACCTCAGTAGTTTTACCAAAAATAAAACCTTTGACGGTAAAGTTTAATGTCCAAATAATCATTCTAGTTTCAGAATTTTTATCTCCTTCATACATAATATCACTTGATGTATTATTTAATATAATTGGTATTTCTCTGATAATACCCATCTCAGGAATTAAGTTAAGCTTAATCGTATAATCAGGAGTAAAATAAGGAAGTATGTGCTCAATAATCTGTGTGCCATCTTCTACGTTTCTCACATAGATATACAAATTAAAATCAAAGTTATATGGTACTGGATTATATTGTGATATAACACCGTCTGCTGTCTTGGCAAATTGCTTAAAGTTTGTATTCTGTTTTCTACTAGAATCATAAGTAAGACCTGCCATTTCAAATGACATTCTAGGTAATGCTACCTGTATCTTCTTACTTAAATCTGGATCATCTTCTAATCTTCTTACATAGAATTCTTTAGTAGCATACACAATAGGAACAAGCACTCGTTCCGCTTCACTTAAATTTGGATTGAATCTATACAAAGTAATATTATCAAATAGATTACCAAATCCAATAACTAGTTTACGAATGATTCTGTTATATGATGCGGCCATTATATGCTACCAAAAGGATTGTTTTCAGAAAAATCTATAATTGAATCTGCCTCTGTGTTTATATATTTGTTTGAATAAGTTTCATTGAAAGAATTATCTAATTGAGAGTCATAAGATACCAACGCATATTTTGCATTACTTGAAGCACCAATTAATACGGCACCATCAACAAATTCTCCAGCAATATTACTTACCATTAATTCTGATTTACTTGATGACCAAGATTGAACTATTCCCAGAGCAGTAGCATTGGCTTGTAATTGGTTGGCAGCCTGATATACTATTTCATGTATGTAATAATTTGTCACATTACCTGAATTGGCACCAGTATTTAACTTAATTGTATAAGCAGAATCATTAACAATGTGGTCAATATCATCAACACCAGTATCAACAATTTCTTGTGAATACTTAAATTTCTCAAGTCTAAGCTCATAGAAATATGGTTGTTGTCTACCTAACATATGAAAATCTTTTGCCTGCTCTGTGAAAGTAATCTCATATAATTCACCAGTACCATTTAGAAATGGAACATAAACTAAATCACCTTCTCTAGGCCTATTGAAAGTATCTTGTG